CAAGCCAGCAATAACAGTAAAGAACAGTTTTCTAATTCACCCGATTTAAACAGCGAAATGATGAACGCAATTATTGATGCGTTTGCTGCAAATACCACAATGAGCAAACAAGCCTTGGACTCTGAAAAAGTGCGTGTGGGCTTATTGGATATTTTGCTCAATAATGCGGGATTGTATGAGGCGTTGAGGGCGGCTAATCATCTAAGTATTTAGTGATTGCCAATCTCTCAAAGCTAACTACTTACATAAACCAACTCATCCCTCAATTGCAGCACATACTTTTGCGTAAAGGGTGGAATGTTGACCGTGCCTGTAATATCAGTAATCTCATAAGGCAAAATAGCATCCCCAATCACAATACTCACTAAATCGTGCTTTTTAGGAATAAAGCCATCATCAACAACAGGCTCAAGAAAAGCCTCTTGTTGTGGCGTATTGGGATTGTCTAAAAGCGAATCATCATCACTTCTCCCTCCCCCTTGATATATCCCCAACATCACCACACAGCCATCACCCAATGGCTGATACTCAAAATCAGTTTCATCTTCATCATTTAAGACACCCAAGCCGCCAAGCGTAGGCAAACCGCCCAAGGCATCAGGCGCGGTACGGGTCACAACTTTACGATAAACGGTACACGTCATGCGGTTCGGGTGGTTTAATGTCACCGCACGAACTGAACGTCTGACAGCTAACGACACATTATTTAGCACAATGATTCACCTTAAAAAAAGCAGCCAATACTCATGGGTTTAACCACATAACTCTCTCGTGGTTGCGCGTAAGGTAATGCGGTCGGAGGATTCAACAAATTCACTTGCGCCGCCAAACTTGCCCTGATATTTCGCTGTTTTTCTGCAAACAAGCAACATATCAAAATAGCAATATGACCATTACTCATTGCTTCTCCAAATCGGTACTCAATACCACTTTCCTTGATACCGTTGACCTGAATAGCCGTCATAGGGTCATAACGCTGCATATTAGATTCAACTTCTAATAGCTCATTACTTTTTAACGTATGGTACGCATCAATCGCTTGTTTAAGATGTTCCTCTTTAAAAAACATTGTCCAAGTAGGCAACAAAGGGATATTGGTCAAAATCGTTAAATCGGCGGTAAAATCCATATTGGCATCAAATGACTCTGACCTGTCTATGAGTAAATAACCACTTGCCTCGTCCATCGCGGCATACACACAAATCATATCGCCTTGATAGCCTTGAACAATCGCACGGATTCTAAGTGGCTCGCTCATATCAGCACCTTTTCTGGCATATTTAATTGCCCCATGTTGATTTGCGTTAAAACAGGCAAGCCAAACGGGTCACTCGGCGTTCCTGTACCGATACCACTATTAGGTTGACCAGTGGCCGCACCATAAACCATCGGGATAGCGATATTTAAGAGTAAATCCACTTTTTGAATCGCCAAATTAGTTTGAGCAATAGTAACGGCTTGCGGATAAAGGTCTTGGCTATCCCACGCATTAAACCAAACCTCATTAAACCCTGCTAATAAATAAACCGCATCAAAACCGCGATTATCATAACGGCGAACAAAATGACAAAACCGCGCCATCAAACTTTTAGCGGTACTCTCATCGGCTGCAATCACAACGACTTGTACGCGCAATTGCCCACGCATCAATTCAAGTTTTAAATTTCGATTATCTGAAAAATTGGGAATCTTAATATCAATTGCATCGCCTAACATCATGCCTTGACTGGGCGATGCTGGCGTATAGTCACGGGCAATAGCAACAGCCATGACGGGCAAAAATGCGGTACTTTGAGGCTGACCATCCACATTGGTATTTTTTCGCCACGCACTTAATATCTCTTCTATCGCATCAATCATGCGTGATGGCGCAAAGACAATGCTTCGTTTAAGTGGACGGGATACAAACTCTTGTACCGCGTCCGTATCGTTATGAGTGACCGCAAACGACTGTTTGAACCGCCCCATGTATTCGCCTAAGCCAACTTTGACAGGCAAGAATAAATCAGCCATTGATAACCACCAAACAGCCTAAATCGGCCATTGACTTTAAAACATCAACATTAAATTGACCCCAAGCAATTAACATTGAGCCGCTACCAGCACCACTTCCACGACTAATGCCTAAGCCATCAACAAACTTTACACGACCTTTCAAAAATAAAATTGCATCAGCTTTAACAACATAGTCATGAAACCAAGCACAATCAGTACGCGCAAAAACCAGCGCAATACCATTTCGATGTTGGTGCATTTTGGCTAACCAATTAGGTGTGTGTTTACCGTATGGCGGGTTTAACCAAACACGGCCAAACCAGTCGGATGTCAAACCGTCCTCAGCTTGCGTGTAGTAGGTATGCGCTGGAATCCAACTAATACCTCCTTTTGGTTGGCAAGGGTCTAAATCAAATTTGACCGTCATGCGCTCGAAAAGCCAAGGCGGAGTGTACCAATCAACACTCAGGTTGATTTTTTCATCATGAGTAAAACCTTGTTTCTTCGCCATAACTAGACCCCATAACGGCGTTTATGCGCGTCTATCTTGGCTTTTTCAGCACGAATAAAATCATCATCAGCATCTAAATCCAATTTTGCTAAATCAGCCGTCATAAAAGAACTAGCATCATCAAATCGTGATAATTTTAGCTCATCAATAAAAATAGGACTTCGAGTGCCACGTTTGCCCTGCTTGGCTTGTTTATCTAGCATGTCTTGAATGGTTTGCTCTAAATGTGCTTTTTCGCCTGACATTGCACCTGCACTATCCAAAACATGGCAATAATCGCTTTTTAATCGCCGATACAAGTCACCCATGACCTGATTTTGATATAACAATTCATCTTCTACGCTATCAAAAACATGAATCAACTCACCCGTATAGCCTTCATCATTGATAGAGTCGAATCGCTCTACAATCAGTGGGTCATTAGGTACGCTATCAAACGCCAAGGTATAACCTCGATTACCACTAAAGTTAGGCTCAAGCACATAATCAAAGCCATAAAAACGAACAGGTATCTCAGTCACACCTTTGGGTGCAGTCGTCATTGCTGCACTAAACCCACCGACTTTGTTTTGATACAAATCATAGGCATCTTTGCCTTCTTGAGTGTCTAAAAACTCGGTTTGATGCGTAAGGTTGCCTTTGTTGTCGGCTTCTAAGAATGTGGTGCGAATAGCAGGTTTTAATGTAATTGGCTTACCACCATCCATGCCGCCCTCTTGTGGCTGCATCCCAAACTTCTTACGTGGCCAATGACCATAATAGCCAATCAAGTCGCCTTTGCTCACGCGCTCTTGAATCTGTGGTGAATTGATAAGGCGCGCTAAACCTACGTTGTCATAGCGGCGGCGTTGACCTGTGTGTTGGCGTTGTAATTCGTTTACATTAAACGTGATTTTGTTGGTTTTTGGCATGATAAAACGCCTATCTCAATAAAGTTATAGGCGTTAGTTTAAGGCGGCTTTTTAGTGTTTTTTGGGTGGGTTACTTAGCTCTAGGCCAAATCTGCCCTGACATTGAGGTAACACGTTAAGAAAACCCAAAATTAGTTCTACTAGTTTGTAATGTTAATTTTAGGCCGTGATAATCTTGCCAAATCTCGTATGTGGTACCAATACCTGCGTGGGTAAATCCACAGCATGGTAAAACTGCACTCTCGTTAATTGGATTGCTTGTCACGTCTATAACGGTGTTGTTATTTATTTTTACTGTTACAGCGTCATCAGATTGTCTAATTTCGATTTTGAATTTCGTACCTTTTGATGCCATGACTCCAGTATCAATAAAGTTTCCATTGGTTAAGCGTAATCGCCAGTTCGCGTTGTTTACATCCCACACAATTAACGCAACCGCGCCAGTTAGCCCTACGCTGCTCGGGTGATCAGCAACAATTCCCACAAAATAATTACCCGATGTTGCTGGAAGTGCGGCAGAAGCGGGGATATAAATCTCTGTTGTAAAATCAATCGCGTTATTTTGCTCTAAAAAATTAAATAAAGAGCCTGATGTTTTATTTGGACAGTTTGCTCTAAAGTACCCACCGTCTGTTGAATCGAAAACCCGAATACCACCAATCCAATTTAAAGTAGCACTTGATATTGCTGATACAGGAATTTCATCGACTCCAGATACTGTTGCGGCATATGTTTTTGTAATTTCTACATTTAGAAAATCATCAAAAAATATCATGTGTTGAGCGTTCGACTGTACGCTTAAATTATCATTTGTATTTTCATTCAATCCTAAATTTGTCAGAAACTGATTTTTTTGAATATCGGTGAGGCTTTGACTTTGGTCATAACGCACACACACGCTGGCAGCCGCACTGATTGCCCGCACATTAGTAAAATATAAATTACTTGAGCCTTCGACCAAAGCATCTGTATTAGCAAGACTCATTCCTCCATTTGTTACCCAACCATCGTCTAAATCAAACCAATAAAAATCAGCCTCATTGCCTACACCCGTATCTACTAAAGCGTAACTTCCTGCCAATGCGGTCGGGTGAGCTGTATTTAATTGGATTAACGAAGAGTAAACACCTTTGTTATATTCGTTATAAGCAGAGGAATTTAATTTAAGAGCCAATGCGTCATTTAAGACTTTACCTTGTGCTGCTGATAAGGCATTAACGGCACTGTTTGAGTTAAGAACATTTTCAACCGTAATCCCTATTAAGTTCTTAATTTGTTGAAACGTCATTAACTTGACCAAACCACCAATCACACATAACGCTTTGTCGGTTAATGTGGGATTAGTTGTGGACGTGGGAAAATTCGGGTCATTTAACTGCATGAAAATGCCTTACACAAAATACAAAAGATGAATTAAGTGTAAGGCTTGCTATACTGACTTTTTGGCTAGGTTACACCACCTCACCGATACCTCCCGTCAAAATATGCGCTATCCCTCTGTCACTGACATTTTGACCAACTAAGGGCTTGGCAATTGAGACTTTAATCGGGGTGGGTATGCTGTTGTGCCGTGTTGGTTGCTCTTTGGCTTGTACAGAGGGAATCGCATTTACATTCGGGGTAGAAACCGCATTAACGGGTGCCGCTTTAATGCTAGGGACGGTATTTGTGGCTACTTTTGCCGTGGGTGTGAGGCTCGGCGTAGTCGTTGGTTTTTGCTGTGCCACTTGTGCGGCTGTGGGTGCGCCAAATTGCGCTGCATATTGCCCTACCTTGACTAAGTAATCCTTAGTTTCATTAGGCAACAATGTCTTCCAGTCAACGCCTTGCGCTTTTGCCTTAGCCAGTATTTTATCTAAATTACCTTCACCATAATTGTAAGCTGCTAATGCTTTTGACCAATCTCCTTTATAGCGTTTTTTCAGCATCGACATATAGTTAGCTTGCCCTTGTAGCTGACTATCTATTGCCTTGGGCGTAGTTCCTTTGATGACACCGTATTGCTTTGCTGTAGCAGGCATAAATTGCGTCATACCAAACGCACCTGCACTACTCACCCCATCTGCCGTAAAATTAGACTCTTGTTGAACCTGACCTTTTAAAAAGGCTTGCTCCACTGAGTTAAAGCCTGCTTGCTGATAAATTGACTCCATTGTCGGTTTAACTGCATTGTATCCTTGCGCGTTAATCTTTTTTAACTGTGCTGACTTTTTCTGCTTTGCCGATTTTTCTTGAGCAGTCTGTTGCATCAAGCCATCATAAAAACCAATAACGCCTTGTACTAATGGCGTATTTTTAACGGACTGGCCAACATCACCTACAAATTGCCCTGCTTGGTCTAATTTTTGCCCTGCATAATCATTAACCGCATTTTTTGAACGTTTAAGATTGTCTTTAACATCAATCCCTGTTTTTTGCTTAATCCATGTATTTGCAACATCGGCAACACCACCCCAAAAATCCCCTATCTGTGCAAAAAAGTCGGCCACGGCTTGCAGCCCTGCCATAATGCCGCCAAAACGCACTTGAGTATCAGTAACAAACTCGCTCCACACTTTACCAACAACGTCAAAGCGTCCTAAAGCATAAGTCTTAATTTCGTTAAACATGGGCGTAAAAGGCGTAATAAATCCATTCCACGCATTAGTCATACGCCCTGCAATATCTGCATTGCGTAAATCATCTACCCAACCACCAATTTTTTCACCGACAATTTGACCGCCTTCAGTACCAAGCCATGAGCCGACAATACTGCCTAGTATCGTACCAACAACAGGCATAATGGCTGTACCAATTACCGCCCCTGCTGCTGCACCGCCCAAGTCCCCACCAATTGCCCCCACTGTTTTGCCAGCATTTTCAGATTGTGCGCGTTGTTTTTGTGCGTCTGTTAGGCTCTCATCGTTATCAATGTTGACCGCGTTAATACCCCCCGCACCTGCTGCCAACATTGAACTGATAAGAGGTAACTTTTTAGCGACTGTACCAAGAGCTTTGCCAACTTTTGTTTCACCAAAACGCATCATCAATGATTGTGTTCGCGTAGGTGGTAACGCCATAACGGGTATTTTAGGCGCACGATACACGGGTATTGGGGCTTTATTATCTCGCCTCTTTAAAAACTCAGGCAATAGCTCATCAAGTTTAGGTATCCCTTTCTTTAATGCGGCTAGTATCCCCGCCAAGCCAAAGCCTAACATAGCCAAAAAACTACCATCGGCACTGCCTCTCTGTCCCTGATTTCGTGCTATCTCATCTAAACGGCGTTGCTCTTGATTGTGTTGTGTTTGGTCTTGGCGATTGCCACGCTCTAAGGTACGCCAAATACGCTTGTACCATGCCACGGGTGAATTGATTGTGTCTGTTTTAGGTTTGATGAGTCCTTTAATGCCACGCCCTAATGCCATAGCAGGTTTAGCAATTAAGGTATTACCCACGCTTAATACTTTTTTACCTGCATCAATGCCAACACTGGCAATATCGCCAATTTCTTTTATGGCATCAACCATTGGGTCTATGCGGTCGGTGTTAGCATTAACAGATAAGGTATTGTTTAGGTCTTTTAAGCTGTCCGTTATCCTCGATGCTGCACTACGTTCGGCGGCACTTGAACCATCACCCCCAATAAAACGCCCACGGCTGTCACGGTTGCCGCTTCTTTGTGACTCTTCGTTATTGGCTTGTGTCTCATCACCCGTAAAACGGCCATTTGCCCCACGTTGGCGATTTACCCGTGCGGTATCTGGACTCCCTGTGTTTGAACCAGAACCACTTCCTTGTGGCATTGGTGGTTGATTAGCTCCCGCCCCTTGTCGATGATGTCTAACAGTCGGCGGTATGGGTGCGCCTTGTCCGTTGTTTGGCGTTGGCGATGTTGTACGGTTTGGATGAAGCAAGTTGACCCGTGACGATTGGCCACTGCCTGCATTACCGTTGCCGCCTTTAGGTTTAGGACTTGCCGTACTTTGAGCCGCTTTTAGCGCATCTCGTTGCAGTTTCGCTGTACCTTTTAACAGATTAACAATCGTTGTCGTGTCTGCTTTAATTTCACGCATCAACACATTTTGAGCGGCGGTTTGCTCTTGTTCGGCATCTCCTAACAAAAAACCGTCATTATCAATCTGTTCTTCTTGAATGTCTGACATAAAAAAGCCCTATTAAGTTATAGGGCTATTTTGAAGAGATTAGACAAGGCGTTTGGGTATGGGTTACGCCGACAATTGACTGATAGATAACTCAATCACACGCACTTGATACATTAAATCAGTTCTTCCTTGCGAAGCTAATGTTTTTAAATGCGACAGCTCCACATTTAACTCTCTTTTTAGCATCATCTTCTCTACGGCTGTTCCTGATTGAATAATTCTATCTGTTTCCATAAACCGCTTGGCAATGTCATTTTGCGTAGCTTTTTGAAATCGCTTGGCCTCTTTTTCAATCTTTCGTTGCAAGGCAGGATTATCAGTAGTACGCCGCACTTGATTACGCTCATGGTGTGCTTTATCTGCTTGGCGTTGCGCTGCTTCTTTAGCCTCCTTAGCTGACATCTGCACTTCGGGTAATTTATCCAAAGGTTTCGCGCTTTGACGCACTATCTTGACCATTTCTTTGATTTTGCTGATTGCTAATGCCTGATTAAGTGAATACATCACCCTTAAAACATGCTTACACGCGACACCTGATAAATGAGGGTTACGAATCTTAGGGAAACCTGTCTCGGCACGACCTGCATTAAAGCCACCAATGGTGGAGATATATCTGTACCAGTAAGTATGACGACCGCAATCACAATCAAACGCCAAATAGCCTTGTGACACTGTTTTAGTCGCGGTTAATAAAGGAATGGGGGTAGTAGCAACCGCTCCTATATCTAAAAACCTAACCGTTACATAATGCTGTCTCACTTCAGAACCACGACTGGCATTAGTCATAAAATACAAAGTATCGCCTTTATATCTCACAGGGACGGCTGTATGTATTTGCTCTTTTGCTTTATTTAAATCATCCTTCAAACTTAAATCAAGCACTTGATGGGCTGTAATACCTTGTTTAAATGCTTTGCGTACTGTTTCAATATTCTTACGAAAAGCCTCTAAATCAATGGCTCTAATTTCACGCAACTCACCGCCAATAGTGGTCATTAAAGCGCGTGATGAATCGTATTGCCCTTTAACATCATCTACGCTCAATATCACAGGCTCGGCATGGCTTCGCCGTTCTGCATCCGCTTTTGCACGGTCGTTTGCGCCTTGCTTAAATCCTGTTTTTCCTCCGCCAAAGGCTTTTAAAATCGCGTCTTTTTCGGCTTGTGTCAGTGGTTTAAGAGCCATTAAATTGCACCTACATTACGTTTTAATCGCTGTAATTGCTCTAATGTTGGCAATACCAATAATTGCTCATTTAAAGGCTCATCCACCCCCTGCAAACCTGCGGCGGCCATAATGATCGGCCACTCATTAGGCGTACCATAGACACGTCTTGAGACTAATGTTAAGTCATAACGCTCATCAGGCTTAGAGTGATAACGAATCGCGGTAGCCCATGCTGGCGTTGTTTGAGAGAGTTTGCGTATCAAGTGATATAAATTAGATTGTGTTAGCATTACCAGTACACCTTAGCAAAGCCTTCGCCTCCATCGCCGCCCACTCCACCACCCGTGCCACCTTGCCCACCACCACCGCCTCCACCACTACCAAGAATACCGTCTTCGCCTGCCTGAGCAGCTAATCCACTGTATCCCAATCCGCCCTCACCACCTTCCCCAAACAATGAATCACCCCCTTTTCCTCCATGTATTGTTTGGATACCACCAATACCCGATTCTTCATAAACATCAGCAACACGGGTGCAAAATCGCATTTTTACCGATGATGTTCCCCATAAAGCACCGCCTTGACCTCTGTAAGATGGATTAGAGCCGTTATTATCACCTGGTAAACCTTTAGCACCTGCACGTCCACCTTTAGCTACGGTTAAACTATTGGCACGTCCTGTCACACTAAAAGATACATCTCCTCCTGCTGTAGCAGGTGTTGAACCGCTATGACCACCCAAACCCTTTGCACCAATGATGATAACTATTTCATCACCTGCCATGAGGTTGAATATCAGCACACTTAACCATTGTCCTGATGCACCAGCACCCCCGCCTCCACCAATTTCTGCGCCTCCATCATTACCTCCACCTTGTCCGCCGCCGCCCCCTGGTGCCTGTAACTCAACAATCACACGATTTACGTTGGCTGGCACAGTAAACGTATGCGTACCAATCGTGTTATATGTTGCCTCATTATCAAAAACAGCAAAATTTACTTGTGCGACTGCATTTTCACGATTGGTAATTTCAGCAGCCAACGCAATAGCTAACGCTAAATCACCGTTTTCTCTTGCTGTTGCTTCGCTAGTATCACCTGCTTGTCGATCTAAAACCTCTTGAGCAATTTGTCCCGCTAAGGCCGAATCGACTCCTGCTCTTGTCGTTGCCTCAGCCTCCAACTGTCCCTTGCTTACCGCATCATCAGCCGCAACACCATCGGCTATTTTTAATCGTTCGGTATTATCTAAAGTGCGTTTGTATTGAGTATGTGGATGATTAGCAGCAACGTGTTGTCCCAATAATGCCAACATTGCGCTGGCATCTGCATCTATCATGACCGTCATGTTTTCAGCAGGTAAAGCTGCCAATCCAAAAACAAAAGGACACGCTATATCAGCCCCCGATACTTTGGCAATAATGGCTGTACTTTGACGATGTATAGCAAATAAGATGGTATCGCCCGTAGCATTTAAACCATGAAAACCGATTTCAGTAATGACATAATTTTGAGGGTTAGCATTAAGATGATTAGTGATAAGCGCGTTAATAGATACCGCTTGGCCGCCCGTTACAATGCCACCCCCTGCAATCGGGAACCGTGCTATTTCGTTTTCAAGGGCTGTTACGGCTGAGGTTGCTATACTTGTACCTGTACCAACAGACACATGAGTAAAAGTAAACTCAATCCCTGTTGCTGAGGGAGTAAAAACGCCTAAACCCACATCGGTAATGACAGGAGAAATAATGATAGACATAACACCATCCTAAAAAAGTCTGATGGCATTATGTCGCGTTAAATGGGCTATTTTGGGCAGGGTTACACGCTATGATTTAGTCGCTAATGCGGCTTTTAATTTCGCTTTCAGATTGGCTTTATCAATTTTTTTACTACTTTCCACTTTGTTACGCCCCTCTTCAGACAAGGTGTAATAGGCTCCCTCTAAGAAAGCAAAGCTCAACGCATCCCACAGGTCAGGTGACTTAATGCCCTCCCTTAGCATGGTGGCTTTATCCATAATCTTATAACGTGCTTTTTCATCAAAGGTATAAGGTATCCGCGAACCTTGTTTTAATAATTGGTTACTGTATCGCTGATCCAAGAATCCCACACGCTCTTCTTTAATTGCACGAGACAACATCACCAAGGCTTGCGCTCGTTGATTAAAGAATCGTTGTTTCAACTCGTTATTAAAGCAAGGATTACCCCAATTGACACGAGTCACAGGCACACCTAAAGTCTCTAATTGTTGGCAGACCGAAACACCCATACCCCCTCTATCGACTAATACTGTGGCATTTTCATATTCGGTATAAACATCAAACACCTTACCACTTAAAAACTGCAAATCACGACCATTACTAAACAACGGCACATCCACTAACTCAATACGCCTTGCATTGTCACCATAATCGCCATAACCACTCACACGCACCACAATCACGGCAGAATAGTCTCGATACTCACCTGCACCCACATCCACACAAATGAGATAGCCATAATTCATATCGTCCGTAATGACTTTTTTACCCATGCGCCATTGAACTTGCGCTTCGCTATTCAGGTAAATATCAGTACGGTCGGGGAACTTACCTAAAACCTTGATTTGGTACTCTGGATTATCACGACCGCCATATTGGGCAAGTTTCTCCAGTAAAAACTCTAGGCTGACAATTGGCGACTCTTCACTGTTAAAGACCAAGTTGTCCCATACGCCGCCTTGGGCCTTACTTAAAGAGTGATGTGTATCGTAAAAGAACCCATTCCCGCGTGTTGGCTGACTGGTGATAATCATGCGGTTACGTTTATCGGTTAATGCACCGCCAATCACCCCAAAGTTAGCATCAGGCACACCAGAGGCTTCATCCACCCAAACGGTGTACCAATCACCATGCTTACCTGCGATATTTTCAGGCTTACCCTTGGGTGCAGTTTTGGCAATGATGTACCATGTTTTTTTATGGCCTTTGATATAAACGCTTTCGGCTTTGACCTCGATGTATTCCGCTAACCAAGCAAACTCACCCGATGCCATAAAATTATGGCAAGTCGTTATCTCCTTCCAAACTTCCTCACGTAGTTGTGCCATTGTGGGTGATGAAAACATGAAGATACTGTTCACGTAACAGCACAAATGCCAAAGCGAGATAATGCCCGCGCTGCGTGTTTTGCCCGTGCCATGACCAGACGATACCGACACCCGACAACCGTTTTCTTGGACTAAATCGAACAAGTCAAATTGTTGCCAAGTGGGAGCCTTATTATCAATATCATTCATGCCGCATACTTCAACGGCAAAACGTCCTATGTCGTAGGCATATTTCTCAATAAAATCCCACCAACGAGGGTCATCTAACAGGCTCTTTTTCTTAGCTGCCATCTTGACCCCAATGGGTAGCCATAAACGGGTCAACTTCGGTAAAAGTCACTTGGAGTTCTTGTAGGCTGTCCTCACGTTTATTGAGGTCAATATCCAAAGTAGAAACGCGCACTAAATAACGATGTTTGGTATAGCTTTGTCTAATCAGCGCATCTTCATCAAATACGCCGATTAACTTATTACCCACTTTGGTTGTACCGATGGTTTGGTCTAAGTGAATAATCAATATCTCAAATACATAGTCATTTGGTGGATTAGCCGTACCATCGCGGTTAATCATTTGTCCTTTTTTAGCTGACAAAAAGCGTTTCATGGCTCCATTGCTAAAATCAAAAAACGTCATGCGAACTTCAACGCGCTCTGACTGTTGGATGCTGTCCCCCTGCAACATGCCTAATTTAACTGCATCGCCTGTAATGGCAATGGGATTAAAACTGACACCCATCGCCAATAAATCAATCAGTGAATCCGTTGTTTGGTCGCCATTTTCAAAATTACTGACACTGCCTTTAGGGGTACGATTAGGCCAGTTTTTATCAAAAAAGCGCACGAGAAAAAGATTGTTTTTGGCATAGGCTTTAGATAACGCCAATTGAGCGAGTTTTTGCGTTTCTTTGCGGCTGTATCCACCAAGCAAGGGATTAGGCACAACCTGATAAGGGTCTGCCAAAAAGCTCTTGGCTGCACCAATTAAGCCCGTCACGTTTTGGTACAGGTTTGTCGCTTGATTCAATGCGCCAATGCCTACCTCAACGGCATTGTTATTTAAGACAGTATTGACACCCGACTTGACCGCACCTAAGCCAACGGCATCGGCTTTGCCTAAAACAGCATTACCATTAGCTAATCCGCCCGTACCTTGTGCAATTTTGACTTTAACGGTATCAAAAACCCCCATTATCGCCTCCTGCTGCATCGGCTTGTGACTTAGCTTTATCCAAGCCCTTGGCCACTAAATCAGCCGAGTTTTCATCAAGCATCAGTTGAGTCGATAGCAGGTGTTTAATAACCTCCGATGGCAGTCCTATATCTTTTAATTGCGCCAAGGTTTGAATCAGAATACCGCCTGTATTCATCATGGCTAATCTTGTGTCATTCGTTTCTTTTTGCTGTGCGCTAATCCCTGAGTAAAAATTGATAGCCCAGGGCCTATCTTGGTCATTAAAAGCAAGATTACTTTTTTTATAAAGGTGAATATCAATCAAGTCATTTACGGCTTGTGTCACGGCATTACGAATCATGCGTGAGCGTTCTGCTACTTGTGCCGACACTCTAAAAAAACCACCTTCGCCTAGTCCACCTGACAACAAATCGGCAAAGCCAAGCATGGCCAAGTCCATACCTAATCCGCCCGAAAGCTGCTTGGCATGAAACATGACATCTTCTATGCTGATACTGCCTGTACGCTGTGACCCTGTGCCACCCTGTAATTGCACAAGCTGTTTCTCACTCCAGACAGGGATAAAACGGCGTAATCGCCCTAACAATGAACGACCTTCTTTCACGGCTTTTGCTGTTTGAGCCGCACTTTCTTCAAACATTTGTCGAAGATTTTCCATTGTGGCTTTTTGCTGCTCATAGGTCATATCAGTCATATTGACTGTCAATAACGCTTCATCAATCCCGTCTTGAATCCGTTGGCCCACCATGCCTGAGATAGACATAATCAGATGGTTATAGGGTTCTTCTATGCCCTCTAAAAAGCTACCGCCGACCAATGACGGCAAATAAGGTAAGTTGGCCGCATCATCTTCTAAAATGGCCGTTTTAAAGGCTTTTTGCATTACCCGTGCTTGTGGTGTGTAAATGGTTCTCGGCATTTTTACCCGAACCATTTGCAACGTAGATAATTTAACGCCACTGGAATTGGTGGCTGTACCAACAACAAAACCTACTGTTCGACTACCTTGTTCAAATGGCTGTACCAAAGGGGGTAAAAGCATTTCATCACACAAGATGTCTGTGACACCGACTTTATCTTGTGCGTAAATACGGGCGTAACTATCACCCCAAGCGATAGCATTAAAGGCTAATGTGTAGATGTTTTTATTAAGTAAGTCTTTTAAGTCGTGATTAAGCTCTTCAACAATTTTCTTTTTCTTGGGGTCTTTTTCGGCTTCGGGTGTACATTCAATAAAAATCACGTCCCCTTTGCTTTCATGGCCTCCTAATGCAGCCGTAACGTGTAAGCGCAATCCTGCATTGATAAATGAGTTTTGCAGCATTTGTTGGTACTTGGCGTAAATCTGTTGGCGGCTTCTTGCCTCGCTATTGCCACCTAACAAAATAGACGTAGAAACAGGCTCAACATCCATGAGGTCAATGTTGGCTAATGCGCCTACTTCGGGCGTATCTTCTTTGCCAATAAAAAAATGTTTAGCCCGTTCTTTCCATGTTGGTTTGGGAATACTGGCTTGTAGTGGAATGTTTTTAGAAGGCATGGCGACAATACACATAAGTTAAGACTTAGGGGTATTGTCGCTTGCTGAGAATGGGAGAATTGGTGAGGGTTACGGATGTAACCTATGTCCTGATAAGGCTCTTTTGTTTTCCGCTTGTGATTAGTTATGAATTCTTTAATAACTCAAACAGCTTTACTACTTCATCTTTAGATAAATCTGGAAACAAACTCTGGTCATAGCCCATAGTATAATTTTCATTACCTTTGGCTAAAAAGGCCGTTGAATGATGAAAAGTCAAACTATTAACTAAGGCTTCAAGATTTTTATCTAAAGTCAAAAATTTTATTCTTATCATGTTATTTGAGGGGGTACTGTATAGCTGTCTATAAAGATAATACAGTCGATTTATCATCATTAAATCACTTAAGCCATTATAAATGTCAGAATTTAATCGCTTAGGCTTTAATACTTTTCTCGCTATACCCGATCCATACAATATGGCAAGACAACAGATCACCACAGGATGGCCTAACGAAATATGCCTGCTCTTTGCTTCACTAATTATTTCATTCTTAATCGAATCTTTGAGCCGTTTTGCAGTTGGTTGATATATTTTAGGGTAAATGCTATCCAAAAAATCATTATAGGTACTAAATCTTAACTCCTTCATATCAAGAGTTAATTGTGAGTAATCCTGCTTAAAAATAGCTTTAAGATCATGTGAAGCATACTTGAAAAATAGTTCTATTTCTTTTAGTTCCTTTTGTAAATTTTCTTGTAATTCGTCTTGAGTTTCCTCTCTCCCAAGTTGTCCTTCCATGACGGATAACAAAGGACTAAAAACACTATTACTTTTATCTTTAGACCTCATTAAAGCCAGCATATTCAACTTGTCAGACTTATTTTGTGGATTCTTTAAATTACTATCTTTAACAAGTGACATGACATTTCTATCAAAAAAATACAGTTTTTTTACAGTCATTTACTACAATCCTTTTTCGTGGAAATGGAGCCATCACTAACTAGATGATTTTAGCTTGCGCCGTCACCATATTATTACCATTGTCGGTGTATTGATGACCATGACCTTTTAAACTAATGCTGTCTGCGTTTACATCCCCATTCGTTACTTCAACTCCGCCCTGAATAGTAGCACCTACTCCACCACCTACACCAACAGCCGCTATACCACTATTGGCTGACAACAACCCCAAGACATTTACTAACTGGCTAAAGGTGGCAAGACTTGTTTCAAATGTGGTTAATGGCGTGGTCATTTTAATCATATCCCCATCCATTTCTAACAATGACCCTGCCACTTTAAGTGTGATTTTTTGGCCTGCCTCAATGAGAAATTCTTCATCGGCTTTTAATTCAAAACTGCCATGATGATGATAACGCCTTGTTGAATCATCGTTACTTTCGCGTTTATTACGATAACCGACAATAATTGGGTAACGTGGGTCGCCTGCCTCAAACTCTACCCAAACAGCATCATTGGCTAAAACTTCAATCGCAGTATTGGACTTGTCACCCAAAGGATAAAGTAACTCCGCATCAAGTACGGTATCTGCACCATCATCTAACGGTTCAAGTTTGACCTTTGCTAATCGAGTAATGCCGTCATAACTCATCACCACGGCAGGATACTTAAACATCATCATGTTTCTAGCTCCCCTAGCCATAGGCGCGTGTATTGATTGCCACCCTCTCCCTCGTTTTCTGCTTCATAAACGTGTGCGGCTGTCACAATAGCCATTGAGGTATTACCGATATTAAACACGTCCCCTGCTTGGTAATTTTCGTCATAGCTTAAATTAAGCACTTGCTTGGTAATCAGTGCCGAAGTCATATTATTGGCGGCGCGTTCGCTATGCCGTGGCGTGTACTGCATAGCGCGTACTTTTTTGGTATTGCCTTTAATGACTGCTCGATTACTACTTGTTGAATAAAAGCTAGGCACTAAATGCCGCTCTAAAAATCCGCTTTCAATCTGTTCACCAAAGCCTTGAGGAAGGCTCAATTTGGGGGGCTGCTTCATTAAATCAGCCAGACGTACACAATCCAATTGCTTGCCACTTAAACGCACCACGGCGGCCTCTTCTTGCAAGACCTTAGCAATCATTTCAGACGGCACTTGCCCTAAAAACGACACAAACAATGGCACGGTAAAATCACTTTTAATGTTGACCTTTGCACCACAGGCTTTATAGATTGCACCTAAAGAATTACTTTTAAGAATGACTGCTTTTTGCCGCCTGTAACCAATGGACACACAAGAGGCTAAAACTGCCGTAATTTGAATCATGCCGCGATTGGGTATTTGTGGGCTTTTTTTGATTTGAGATTTGATGATTTGCAATTCAATGGCTTTACCTGTGACGTAAATCTTTTGACCTTCGGCCAATTGCTTTTCCAGCGCGTCATCATGCCGTACCTCAAGCTCTAATGAGACAGGTACAGGCACTAAATCGGTACGCAATACCGCCGACAATAAATAACTCATTGGCAGTATGACATCGTTATTAAGCTGGATTCTCATAAATATCTAAATTACCCACACTCACAATAGACTGATAAAACGCCTTGCGCGGTAAATCCATCTCAAGTTGTTTTATTTCACTCGCCAATTCACTCACCGAACGGCCAAATACATCTAAACCCATACCACGGGACGCTTCTAAACGTAACGCATTTTCATGGTCAACATAGGCATTAAACAACGGTTGAATGATGGCCCATTCACTGGGCGTTAATGCCACGGTGCTGTCAATTTGCGTGATGGTTGGTGTCATCGGCGTAGGCTGATTGGCAAAATGTGCCAACACCGCATAACCTGCAAAAAAGCGTACTGCCTTGACCATCGCCGTAGTCACTTCGACATCGGTCAAGACCAAGCCGCCCGTTAATCGGGAGGCCATAAACTCAGTGACTAATACGGCGACTGTCATGGATTAAGACTCCTGACGCTCACCAAAATAATGATAGTAAAGTGTGCCACTCATCATGACGTGTTGGCCTACACCTTCAGTATCTTGGTCAAGGGGCGAGATTTCGGCAATAAAACAGTCTTGCAATGGATAGCTTGCATAGGGGTTATCGACTTGCCCCAAGTGAACGGTGGCTTGAAAAATACCGCCACTATTGTTTAAGGCATTTAAGGCTTTTTCGACCGCACCGCCTTTAGTCACATAAAAGCTCACTTCATGGCTTTGCAGGGTGAGTAATTGTTGCGGCTGGCCTGTTTTAATCCCATTGGGTAAGTAGGATTCAATAACACCCGCACTGGCTAGTACAGGGCGAGGAAAGGTTTTGGCTAAAAACTTTAGCTCTTCATAGCCTTCGATTTCAAAATACGCATCGCATTGGACTTCTTTTTGTCCCAAGGCTTGTGCGGTTTTGTAGTTCTTGGCCAGTAAATCGGCGGGTGATACAGACATAACAAAATCTCTTAACAGGTTGAGTTATGTCTATTATCAGGTGTGGTTTGTTGGCCAATTAGTGAGGGTTACAACAATGCACTATCTTCAAACGTCAAACAAACGGTAGGTGTAAAAGCCATGCCCATTTGTATTCCCATAGTCTCTACACCAAGACCAATAGCCACATTTAAAACAATACGCGCAGGTACCACCCTTTTTAACGCAGGAATCATTTTAACGACTTCATTTGGGCTAGTAATCTGGTCAGGATCAAGCGTGACCGAGACACGACTGGTTAAAAAGCTATTGTATGTTTCATCCTCTGTAATGTTAGCTGGGTAATTAACAGCCGTGGTAACGCTATGCCAGTATTGTTTAATCTCCCACGCATTAGGCCAAAGCATCTGTAAATAAAACGCTAAAAAGCCTAAGCCTCTTCGTTGATGTTGGCCACGCCATGCCCTAAACACTTCACGCATATACGGCTGATTATCAGTTTCACGATTTAATAGGCTGAGTCCGTCTAATTTGATAAACCGTTGTACTGCTTCAAAGTCAAACTCATCAAGTAAATGGGGATAGCCGTAATGGTCAATGCGCCTAAACTTGGTGCGTAGGTACTGCTGAAACAAGGCAATAAATAACTGCTTTAATTGATTTTCAATACTGCTTTCATCTATTTCGTCCCAGTAGTCTATGCTCGCCTGTAAAGGAGCTAATGGCGTTAATTCCATAGTCCGCCCCCTGCATCACTTAATTGAGTGACTGCCACGGTAAAGTGAGTTGTCGGGTGCAAGTAAAAGTAATGCTCAGGCAATATCGGGTCTGGCAATAAATCCGTATCAACGATCACACTAAAATCGCTGATTGAATCCTGAAAAGCAGGAATCGCTTTTTTAAGGGTTTGATAAATCTCTTGGCGGTTAAAGTTGCTTTTAAGTCCTTGTGATACTTTAATTTGCCCTATTCCATAAATGGCTAATAAGGTGTCTTTAATTTGTTGAGTGACCTGTGCGCTATCGTGAATGGCGGCAACACTGGCAGAAACCATCAGGGGGTATGGTTGCGAGATAACCGCAATAATAGCTCGCTTGTAGCTGTTATCAGCCCTGTGAATTAAGGTGTGAATATCACCTTCTAAATTACTTTGCTCAAGTGCGTCTTTGGCTTGTACGGCAATAAACAGCTTATTGATGTTAATGAACTAAGACTAGATAATTAAATAAGAATCAAGAGATAAATGGGATAAAACGGGACTAGGCGGGATAATGTGGGATAAAAAACTGTAAAGGCGTTACAAAAATTAAGGGGCTTAAATTGCCC